TCATGTACCACTCAGAATCAGTACTAGCATCTTGATCACATCGTCCAGTACTACAGGTGGCAACCATACGCCGAACACTGCCAGTACTAACGGAATGATCACGTAGTTGTACACAATCAAAAAAACGAACACATACGCGATGTAACGCTTCCAGGACGTGTCGTTAGGCTTAACCGTACTCTGCCTCTTGCCTGTAACGATCTCCTTGCTATGGGCTTCCTGTGAAGGGGTAGAATTGCCCACCAATTTACTGATCAAACCTTTGATTAACTCAATCATGTTAAGTCCTCCAATAGTTCACGAATTTTTTGCATGTGCTCTTTATCCATTCCTGCTGTGAACTTGAATTTCGCCATCAGTGCTTTATTCAAACTGCCCCACTGTGAACACAGCATACAAATAAGTGATGATTCAGCATGTAAGGCTTCGGCGTATGTTGGGAAACAGGCCAGGATGCTCTTTTTATACGGCTCACCTGCTTCGATCATTTCATTCACTGATTTACTGGAACTGGTGTAATCGTTCCAGTTCGATTGTTTACTCTCCGGCTTAATCTCTGAGATATTTTTAATCGATTTCCATACTCGTTTCTGACCGATATAGAATTCACCACTGTTCGGAAACTGGATTAAATATACGAAACATGCCGTTTCTTCTGGGATGAAATCTTCATCTTTGTACCACATTGCCCATTTCATTTCTTGTTCTTCATTTGACGCCATTTTTATCACTCCTTGATAAATACATTCATACACATATTTATGAGGAAACATCAAAATGAGCATCGAAACAGACGTAATTGAGTTACTGAAAAAACTTGAGGGTACTAAACAATACCAGACCAAAATGAAGTATTTCAGAAATGGCCTTTTCCATATCTATAAAGATTCCGAAGGTTTTGAAACTATCGGGTACGGTCATCTTGTTAAGTCTAGTGAACGTGGTAAATTCGTAAATGGCATCACAGAACAGCAAGCCGATCAATTACTGCTGGTCGATTACCAGAAGGCTAAACGTGATGCTGATTCATTTAATCTGGATTTACCAGAACGCTGGAATGCATTAGTTTCTATTCTTGTATTCCAGTTGGGTAAAGCTGGGTATTCAAAGTTCATCAAACATCTTGCAGCATTACAGAACCGCAATTATGCAACTGCAATTGCAGAACTGAAAAACAGCAAACTTTACCAACAGACCCCGAACCGTATTGATCAAATGCTATACTGGGTTACAAACCAATAAAACAACAAAGGCCAGCTATTATGCTGGCCTTTGTTGTTTTTCATGCTGCAATTCTAAAATGGTCAATACGCGTGATAGTTTCACATCAATTTCGTTGATTTTCATCTGAACGTTTTTCAGTTCAGATTCTAATACAACCTGTTCATTTTCGATTTTATCTAAACGTTGCTTCAATAGCTTCTGCTCAGATTGCAAATCACCTATGCGACGCTCCAGAGCTTCGCTATCTTGTTTAAACTCACGATATCGTGAAAATGCAAAACCCAGTACTGCCACGGTTGCACTCACACAACCGATTAATGTTCCTGTAATCATCATACGCAAATTCCGAGAAACAGACTCAGCGTAACGATTGTCCATAATGGCAGGCCAACAGTATGCAGTGCAGCCAGACCTAATACGGCTGCTGCATAAATGCCAAACTTGATTATTTTTTCTTTATTCATAGTACTATCCTCTCTCATGTGTACTGAGAGTATTTATTATTTTTACTCTAAAAACGCCTGTTTTAACTGCACCAGGTAGTACTGAATATTCAACCCCTTCACGAATAACTTGTATACATCGATTACCTGCACCTCGTATACATCATCGTAATATTGCCAGTTCACAATATCACCACGATTCAGTACTGGCTTCTTGTCATCCATGAATGCAATGTTCATGAAGTCATGCCCCATGACATCTACCCCATAACCGTTAAAGTACTTAGAATCTATGAATGCCTGATTAAATGGAATATTACACATAAGTACTTCATGACCGTCTAATGTGATGTTTTCTGTTACGTCTTCACTGAAATGCTGTTGCATTAGTTTCTCCTGAATATGAATGTACCTTTCATATTATTTATCACTAACCTCCCTTTCTGTTCGGTTTCATCAAAGAAGTCATATATCATCTTGCGTTTTTTCTTCTCATATTTACCGATAATACGTTTACTGCGTTTCTTTTTTTTCAGACTGGTATCGACCAAGAATTTCTTGCCGTTCTGTTCAACAACTTTGTACTTCTTACCCATCTGGGTATGCAGTCCTGCAATGTTGCCCTGAGCGGTCATTCTGGCATTACTGGTAGGAATAATTTTGTTAAACGTTGCCGGGTCATCTGTCAGTACTGAACGCAGATACGCGGCCTGCGAACCACGTACAATGATTTGGTTAGTCCTGATTCCATTACCATACTGAATGAAATTAAAGAATATCGCCCGTTTGGTGAAGTTAACCGCCCCGCCATCGACACTATTACTGATGTCATCCTGAATCTGTTTCGATAATGCACGGCAACGTTTTGTTAATTCTGACTGAAAATCGGTGATAAACAATTTGCCCTGACTATTCAGTACTCGTACTGCATCGGCGGGAGTTGCCCCCCGCCTGAATTCTCCTGTTATCATTTTTGTTCCCTTATGCTCTACCTACAATAACCGTTAAATCAGGGCCGTTGTATGTAAGCAAACTCCCATTTGACCGTAACTGAATTGTTAGCGTTATTTGCTGCCCTGCCGGAATTGTCATTGATACAGAACCGACACTAACATCACTCTCCAGACCTCTGGCAGATATATTTGCACCGCCTAATATATTTCCATTCGCATATATACTAACAGCACGTGTATTAGTTGTTTCACGCGGAGGTGTAAATGTACCATCATAACCACCCTTTACAGTCACAGGAATACACGGAATTGTCAGAATACGGGCAAACTGTGATTCTGCTGGAATTGTTATACCACCTGCACCTAACAGAAACATACGCATGATATCACCCTGAATGCTGTTGGCTTTCAGATTATCAATGGTACAGTTAACGAAAGTACCATTAGTGAATGAACCACCTGATGCATACACAGTACCTTTAAAATAACCATTCTCCGCGTAAACATCGCCTTTGAAATAACCATTATCAGCGAAAACGCTGCCACGGAAATAACCGTTGTTAAAGTAACTCGTACCGTCTTTTCGTATACACCAGCCCTGACCACCATCAGAAGGCCAGGCATCATTCCAGTTGTTCGAACTAATCTGATAACCAATTTTCGCGTTATTGATTGAACCGTCCTGAATTTTAGCATTACTGATACTCGCATCGGCAATATGTGCCTGTCCAATACTGGCATTAGCAATCATTGCAGAGTTGATGTAAACGGTATTGTTCTGTACTGCAAACGGAATTACCGGGTTAGATACCGCACCAGATGTTTTAGCCGTGATAATTTTAAAATCGTCTGCCACGAAATAAACAGCACTGGCTTTCGTATTTGCATCTGCATAGATACCCATACCTGCGATAGTACCGTTGGCGTTCACCTTTAATTCGTAATGGCTATTGACGGTATTTTTCAGTGCATCAATATTGGTAGTCATGGCAGTACTGACACTGCTGATAGAACCGTTCAGTTCAGATTTTGCCTGAGTTAATGCGGTTGATTGAGCCGTGTCTTTAGACGTGATAGTACTGTTCAGTGTTGCAACCTGAGACGTAATATTATTGTTAATCGATGAAACCTGTGCATTCAGTGCTTGTGTCTGTGCTGTATCTTTAGTTGTGATAGTACTGTTCAGTGTTGTGACTGCTGCACTGATATCTGTAGCTGTTTTACTGGTCAACTGGGTAATGCTGGTCGCGTTTGCTTTATCACCGTCTGTAATGGCCTTATTCAGCGTAGTGACCTGTGCTGATAAATCCGCTGCTGTAGTCGCCTGCAAATTGGTGATAGCAGTGGCGTTAAGTTTATCGCCATCAGTGATCAACTTTGTCGTTTTCGTTTCACTGGCACCGATTTTAGTAGTGGTGTTCACGTTAGCCTGTGCCACTGCGTCATCAATAGCAGTACTGATCTTGTCGTCCAGATGAAGGAAATCATTCAGTGACTGTTCATCCTGTGCTGACCAGTTAACCTTACTTTGCAAATCAACATAGACCCCCGCCGTATAGATGATCGAATCCTGGCCGAACTCGTCATAGGCTCCAGCTCGAACATAGTACTTGCCATCAGCGATAGGGAATGAATGCATGAACGGACTGTTAGTACCGAACCCTTTCAGGTTCTGCGTGAATGTACTGTTCGTAGCAACCTGCACCAGTACACCAGCAAAGTCAGTAGCCGATGCTTCAGGGCTGTTGTAGGCAACGAATAAAGACTCATAGCCTGCGTTAGCCGTAAAGCCAGTTAAGGCCGGGCATTGTGGGTTAGTCACTGTGATACGTGCTTCTGCACTGTAGATACTGCTGTTATGACCCCATGCCACCACGCCGAACGTACGTGTACGGCTTAGAGTATCCAGTTTGTTCATTGCATAGGTGTACGTGAACTGGTTCGCCTGAATGAAGTACGACCGCTTTTTGACCATGCCAGTGTCATACACAATGATTTCGTATTTGTTGAAATACTCGCTGAACTTTTTACCGTTCACATTTACGTATGACTGATCATCCCAACCGATAATAAAATCGAGTGCATCGGTTGTATTGGCAGTACTGCCACGGTTGATCAGATTCAGGCCAGTAATTGCAGGTAGGGTAAACGCGAAATCAGGTACAACACCGTTCTGTGTAACTTTGTCGGACACAATGCCGAGGTTGTTGAATGCTGCTACTGCGAAATCATACTGTACCCCTGTTGTGAGGCCGTATAGCTCATAACTCAGTACGTACTGGTTCGTGCTGCCGCCATAAGTCCATGTTTGCGTACCCGTCTGACGGTAGTACACGTAGTAACCACGCAAGTACTGATCGATACTGGCTGACCATGAAAGAACTACAGTCTGCCCCTGATTAGTTGCCCCCTTCTTAACTACTGTGAGGTTTGACGGTGGCAGTACTGCTACTGGTTTCGGTAATGTTCCTTCCCAGCCATACATCGGTACGTCTACGCCTTCATAAATGCCCTGGTGATACTCAACACATTGCAACTGAACCATACCGATACTGTCGGTATTCGTGCTAATCGACTTACCCGCTACCCTGAACAGCTTATTCTCGTAACCATGTTCCGGGAAATTAACGGTAATTACATCCCAAACGGCAATATCCCAGCCACTGTCAGTACTGAAACTGATTGTATTGTGTGAGTACTTGCCTTTCAGCAATTCGATGTTAATCAGATGTTCAACCTGATCTTTGTCATACACCCATGAATAGTCCAGGCTTTTAGCAATAATCAATCCATCACTGGTTAATACATCACTGGCCGGAATATCAGACGGAATACGCAAAATATCATCACTATAATTATTTGTAGTGTTCTTCCATGTTGCATCGATGGTATTGAAATAATCGCTGATGCCACTCGTAGTACTGACAAATTCACCGAAAATTGTTGATTCGTCAAATGTCTGTACTGACAGTGCCGGAATATCTACAGTCAAATACAGTTTGCCACAATGAATACTGGTAATACCGCCAAATGTCATCAGCATTTTTTCAATGTTTGATTTATACGTGGACTGATAATCAATAGCACCATTACTATACATCTGATAACGTGTACAGTACTGTGCTGCCGTCTGGAATGATGCAATGTCAATATTACCGGGACTGACACCGAGGCCATATTCCGTATTGGTCACATAATCGTATAACTGGTTTACGGGGTTATTGCTGACGATAGTAGTACCAGACACTAAATCGTAGATCTTTTTGCCAGAACATTCAGCAGTTAATACGTAACTATCGTTAACTAACAGGTTGTCCTCTAATGATTTCTGAGTTTTTTTGATAACGGTATATACTTGTACGATCCCATTACCTTTGAACGTACTATTATTCCACTGAGAACCACCATAAGTACCAGCCAGTACTTTACCCGCCGTGTAATTAGGCTTCCCGAAATATACCTCTAACTGCAAAATATCACGGTATTTCGCATCGATACTGGTATTCGGTACAACTCCTTCAACTGTAACAGGCGTTGTCAGTACTGGTTCGTCATCAAGCCAGATTTGGCTGACCTTGTTAATCTCACCCATTGCCAGGGCATGACTCGTAAACAGGTACTGACTGCTGTTGTTCTGCACGTTGTACCAGTTAACTATTGAACCGCATTTCACCTTTTCACCGTACAGTATGGGGATTCCCGATTGTGGGCTGGTAGAACGGCTGAGAGTAGTAGCACTGTCTGTATGAGGTGTAATACCCGGCATCTGTGACAACATCGATGTGGCTACAAGTGATGCCGCACCCGCCCCGGCTCCCCATGCTGCCGCTGCCGAAAGGCTTGCACCGCCTGTGTATACGGCGGCTGCAACTGCAACCGCCGTAATAAGGGCACCAAATAAACCAGCACCTGTAATTTTACCCCCCATTATTCACCCCCTACCGTACCTGCGTTAGGAGTGATCCGGTAAAATTTCCAGTCATGTAGCCAGGGCAGTACTGCAACATTGAATCCAGTACTGTCAGCATTCAGGGCAATGTACTTACCATCCAGTACTACAGAACCGTGAATACCGTTAACCATAACGTCACCCATAACAGGCGTATCAACCTCAACACCATGACGTTTACAAATATCTTCCAGTGAACCCAGTTCGTGTTTAGTGAACAGTTTCTGACCTGCTTTGATGGTTTTATATTTGCCCAAAGCCAGATCGGTATATGCAGTACCGCATATTTGATCAATAACTCTCAGTACCAAAATATTGCAATCATTCTGGCCTAACAGAAATTCAGTACTGATACATTCCTGAGCAATGTTGTGAATTTTGATTATATTGTTTCTCATCTTACGTCCTTATTTCTTATAGTTCCATTTCTGTTGAGAATTTATTTTCCCGAGCAGTGCGAAATATTGATCATTTTTGTGTGTACTTTGATGCACTGAATTGGCGGCTAATGTGCGTTGCTGTACGTCCAGCTTCTTCCATATGCTATTAACGTTTACTGTTAATTCGTTCTTGATGTCATCGTTATTTGATACCGATTCAAAATAATCAATATAGCCACTGAACATTAATGAATTATCCAGTACTGTAGCGTTTGCAGGATTCAGTATTGTCAGCCACAGATTAACCTGTGCATTTTTCAGACCGCCTGATAATGCCAGTGCCTGAAATGCCTGTGATACATTGCTAACCTTGAAAGACATTGAGTCGTTACTAATATCTTTCTGTTCACTGAACGAACCAAAACTGTCATTAATGAAGTCCGGGAAACTGGTGTATAAATTACCGCTGATACTCAGATCGATATAACCATCATTAAGATGAAGTGCCTGTACGCCATAACCTTGTACTGGATATATATCAACACATTTAACCGTTACGCCTAATTGCATAACTTCTGATACTGTTAGCTGGGATTTATTACCGCCTCTGGTAAGGTTCCAGTACTGTAATAATGCCGGATTGGTAAACACTGCCTGATTCATTACAGGGCCTCCGTCGCTTTAACTTGTAGACTGATAATATTTGTTGATTGCAAATTAAGGTCACAATCCACATCAATAATAAATGTCCCGGTAATGCCCTGATAACGAATTACTTCACCTGCCTGTACGTTCTGACGTAATGCCGGGAATACGGTAATGGAGGTCCCTGTATTGGCAATAATGCGATGAATTTTAGTGCTGTTCTGAAAGGTAACTAACGTACCTACTTCCAGTACATTACTGTTGCAGGGAATGACCGTACCGCCTTTATTAACGGTTGCAGTACTGGATACTGTATTAAATTGATTGCCTGTATACTGGCTGTAATAACCTAAATCTGTACTGAATGGCCGACCCTGTGAGTACTGAGCAATAAAGTTCAGTACCTCTTGTCTGTCTGCCTGATTGAATTGAATATTAAATGAAATCTGATAGTACTGAATACCTGTACTGCGTCGGATTTGTGCACCCGTCCAGCTCTTATTTGAATAGGCGGGTTCGGTACTTTGTAATTTGAAATCACTTATTTTGATATTGTTTGAAAATAAACCCATGATGTTCTCCTGATTTAAAGTATTTATCAGGAAAAGAAAAAGCCAGCGTGAATGCTGGCTTCTGGTATTACGTATTTCTGGTCTGTGCTGCTCGTACTGCCTGCATCACGTTATTTGAATGCTTTTTCAGCATGGTCTGAAATTGCTGATCGGTAATTTGACCACCGCCATTAACCACTAACGGGGCATTGATTACAGTCTGACCAGTACCACTATTATCTGACTTATCCTGTTGTTTCAGGAATTGAGTTAAATCACGGTTGTTATCGTTGTTCAGAACACGTTCACCCGCTTTCAGAACCCATGTTGATTCATCATTACCACCCAGTTTAGGTACTGAATCAATACCACTGTGTGCCTGCCCCTGAATCTGTGTACCACGTGCAGTACTGATAATTGACGCCCCTAAACTTGCCACCTGTGCATAGTTGGCAAAGTTCGCAGGCCACGGCGTAGCCATTGCATTTGCCAGTGCTTCTTGTATTTTCATTACAATATTGGCAATACTGATCGATTTACCAACGATAAACGCCGCCTGAGCCGCTTTATTACCTTTGCCTGCAACACCTTCAAGCATAGTACCGATGTTCATTGCAGTATCTGCAAATGTCTGTATCTGAGCCTGGCTGTTCTGACGTTCTACCTGTGCCGCTTTGTTATTGTACCTGCTGGTTAGTTCAGCTTTACGCTTTTCAAATTGTTCCTTTGAGATTAACTTGTCGGCATAAAGTTGTGCATCAACCTGAATTTCAAAATCACGCTGCTTGTATATTTCGTCCTGTTGTCTTTTGATGGCATCCTGATTACCGAACGGATTACTTTCATCAACTAATCCAGAGCGTACATCCTGTGCAGATAGCATTTTCTGGATATGTTCAGGAGTAATATTTTGCGTATTACCAATACTCAACGCTGCAAGGTTTTCAGATAATTGTTTAGGATCGGATGCTTCCAGCATTTCAGTAATAATACGTTTACTACCTTCTAAACGAGCCTGTTCCTGACGTGTAATAATTTTGGTTTTTTGTTCTTCATTTAGATTCAAAGTACTTAACGATTCATCCAGCTTTTTACGTAGCTCGTTCTGAGTGTAGTTGTACTGTAAAACCTGTTGTTCTGCTGAGTTTTTACCCAGTTGAGACATTACCTGATTCAGATTAATACGTGCCTGAATTTGTTTCTGCTCAAGTTGTTTAGCGTCTGCTGCGGCTTTTTTGGCAGCATCTTCCGCTTTCTTTTCACCTTCTGGGTCTTTAAGTTTATAGGGTTTAGTACTAACAGTTTTCGGTGCAGTTTTTGGTACTGTACTATTTGAGTACTGATTTTTACCCCATTCATCAGGCAGTGCATGATAATCACCCAGTGAGGCAAAGTCATATGCAAAACGTTTCAGGTTTCCACCCATCTGATCGAATGATGGTAATTTCCATTCACCTGCAAAGATGTTACGTAATTCATTGAGTGCTTCAATTACAGGTAATAGTGCGTTAACACGTAGTTCCTGAAAGTTGCGATCCAACTGGGCAATATTTTGTTCATATGCTGCATATGCCTGAGCCGTCTCAGTAGTAATTCCTGCATGTTGTTTTTCAATTGCATTGATTGCTTCAACTTCTGATTTATACTGTCTCAGTACTGGCAATAATTTGCTCGAATCACTGGCAATACTTTCCATGGCGTTTGTGATCTCAGCATTCGATTTACCCGCTTTTTGCAGTTCAAAGAATGTCTTGATGATCATTTTGATACCGCCATCGGCCTGATTCATGTACTGAGTAAAGCCCTGAAGATTGACACCCCATGCTTTCAGGTCATCACCAAAACCGCCTTTACCCTCACGGAAAAAATCACCCATATGATCAAGTGCATCTTTGTTGAAATCGCTGAATTTGTCATATTCGATATTCAGTGAACCGAAAGCCCCTTGTAGCTTCTGTAGCTGCTCTACGGTCATACCAGAACTGTATGAAGCATCATTCAATACCTTCACATAGTCACTGGCTGCATTTACCTGACTGATTGTAATAGCTGTTAATGCACCGAACCCTGCACCTACTGCAAGTAGCCCTGTATTCATCCCGGCAAGTTTGCCAGTAATATCACCGAACCCGCCAGATAATGAAGCGAGCGAACCGCCCGCCTCACGACTAAATGCATTTAAACTGTTTCCGGCAGTACCTAATGCACGTTGCAGGCCAGTAGCATCACCGTTGATATTAAAAACTAATTGTTGATTGTTCCCTGCCATGTTTTAGCCTCCATTGCCAGTACTGCCAGTAATGAATTGCATCATGGCTGACTGTTGTAATTGTTGTTGTGTCAGTTGTTTTTGCTCATCTTCCTGAATACGTTCATGTACTGTCTTATTTGAAAGCAATCCGTACATATCCCAGTCATTAACACTGGCATTCTTCATGCCTGCTTCGGTTAAATTACCAGAGGACATTAAGATAAGATGAGCAAGATTCGAATATTTAATGTGTTCGAACCTTGCTCCCGATGGTTCAATACTGGAATCGTAAATCATCAGATATTCAAATAATTCTGGATCTAATGTTTCCAGTTCTGATGGACTCAATCCACGTTTGTTAATTAGTTTCAGGGTAAACATCAAACGTGGATTGCTTCTTATTTTTTTTCGATCTGATCCTGAATTTGTGGTTCGTCTGCTTTAGGCCACAATTTCATTACCTCATTGTTAATTTCAGCGACGATAAGAGCATCAATATAATTAACATTAATTTTACCGTCTTCGTCAACATCAGAGAAAATAGGCTGACCGTCTTCATTACTGACGGTATAGAGTAAAGTACTTTTAGCATCAATGCACTTTTCGAAATTGCTGATAGCTGGTCGATGAATATGAAGTACTGCACCGTTCTTTAGGGTAACTTCGTGAAGTTCAGGTTTCAGGACTGCAAATAGAGTATGAATATCCATTATGGCAGTAACCCCTGTGCTACTGCTGCACCATCACAGGCGAAATTGAGAGTCATATTCACAACTTTGTCACGATCAGATTCAATCTTTTTCTCACTGATGAAACCGTTATATACGACGTATGACCCTGCTGTTTTTGTAGCGTCGGTGAAATAACTGAACTTCAACTGAATACGAGTACCGTTCTCAAAGGCGGTAACAAGCTGTTGATGTACTGTGTTATCTGGCATCCAGTTGACCTGTAATGTTACGTCTGCGTTTGTTTTACTACCCACAAGTTTACGGTTATATGAGCTATTAAAACTCACTACCTCAATTACAGTTGCGGTGCTCCCTGTGCCTGGAAAAGCGGCAACCTCAGGAATTGATGTAAATGACGTTGCTACAGTCGGTCCGGCAGTACCGATACCTACTGTAATATTTGAACCTGTAAAAACGTCCATTGGAGTTGGCATAATGATGTCCTTATCATAGAGTTCAGTACTGGCATCCTTACCAGTACTGAATAGTTTTGTTTATTCTTACTTATTTAGTGCTGCAATCATTGCACGTAATTCAGCAATTTCATTTTCCATCGCTTCAATTTTTGCAATTGAATGATTTAGTGCAAGTGCGGTATCCATCATAATGACGTTATTATCAAGTGCTAAGGTATCGTCTTTATCACAACGATTGCCTTCATCATCATATTCTGGTGCGGCTGGAACCAGTTTAACGTACTCGCTATCAATATCGCGTAATGCGTCCTGTGCAATAATACCACGGCGTTCACGCTCCATCGGATCAAAATTATATACGAAAGTACATGGCTTCAGCTTTTTGATATTTTCATAGGATGCTTTACCGTCATCATAATTAATATCATGTTTAAGCGTTGCATCCGACGTTGCTGCTTTCTGATAAGTGTAATTGCCACCAAAGCCACCATCGCCACTCGCTGAAGTAACCAGATCCCCCTGAACGGGCGTAAAGTACCAATAACGCGTTTTGGCTCCATTATCCCCAAACTGGGTCATTGCGGTATTACCCCAGCTCGCCGTACCATTACCGACATTTCCCCATATTGTTCGCAGGTTATAGCCCCCGCCGTGCTGATACCCCCATGAAATCCCCGCTATAGCACCATTCCCCGGAGTGTCTATTGCTGTATCCGCGAAATAGGCGGCATAGTGGGGCTGGGCTGAGTTCCACCACGAGTTCACAGCAGGACTGCCCATAAACATACGTCCCGAAATTTGCACGTTGCCGTTGGACATAAAATCAAAATATCGTGATTGTGCCGTATCGGTTCCACCACCTGTCTGGTTCACAAACAGACGAGCTATAGAGTAATCCCACTCAATACGTTTAATTGATTGCAAATAAGCGGATGTTTTTTCAACACCATTTACTGTGTAAAGTGATTTTAATCGACCACCATAAACAGTACTGCCAGTACCCGGTAAGGTTGCATCATTATCTGTAGCAGTCAGATGTGATGTAGTAAGGTCGCCTGTACTGGATAACGTCATAGCATCAGTAGTATCAGTTGTTCCGGTTGCAATCCTGTATGTGGTTCCCTGAACAGTTTCATGGAATGTAGCATCACCTGTACCACCACGGAATTTACGCAGATATGATTTATTACCTGCCGCACCGGAACTTAACGCAGTATAACAATATGTTGTTTGTATAACCCCGTCCTGAATAATACTGCTACTCGTGGTTAAAGCACCTGTAACGGCTAAAGTACTTGATACACCTACTGCACCAGAGAATGTACCACCAGATTTAGGCATACCACCGAGAGTACTCAACGCTGCACTTGCTGAGGTGCTACCAGTACCCCCCTGGGAAATACTGAGAGCAGTAGTCAATCCAGTTAGACTTGTAATATCACTATTTGCTCCAGAGGATGCACTACCTGAAACATCGGTATTCGTAAGGACTACGTTTGTACTGAGATTTTTACCATTAATTGTTAATGATGTTGGTACTGCTCCTACGTCACTCGCAGTTAATGTAATATCCGCTGAAAGTACTTTGTTATTAACTCTTCGCGTTTGGGGTACTAACGGTATTGTTAACCCGGTAAGAGATTTAATAGTACTGTTTACACCGTTAATATCGGTGTATGCATACATCGCCCAGGCACTCCATGAAATAACACCTGAACTGTTTGAATATCCGGTGCGGGTATAAAAATCGTTCGTATTATAGCGGTAATAATTTTGCGTACAACTTTTAACGTGAGTTGCCGAGTTTTGCAGTACTACTAATGTACCTGCATACTGAGCAGGATAGTTAAGTACTGATGTTGCGTTAGCATTTAGATTTTGCTGAAAGATTCCCTGAACAGTACCGTCTAGATCGTTAAGGTCAGTACCTACTGGAATAAGACCACGAGAAGGTAGTGCACTGACATCATCAGCATTTAAAACAATATCAGAAGTTAAGGTATATCCATTTACCTTTCTTGCAGTACTCACTGCCCCTAAGTTAGTTAACGCCCCAGATGCAGAGGAACTACCTGTACCACCGCTTGTGACAGGAATTGCTGTATTGAAGGATGGAGTACCATTAAACTGTAATTTATTTGCAGATAAAGTAAGCGTGCCTTGATTGCTTGATCCTTCAATGCCACCAGATGAAATAATCCGTGTATCGTAATCATTATTAAAACCAGAACTATGAAAATCAACAAAGGCAGAACCTGCTGTCGTAAGGCTTCCTAACTCTATTCCTACTGATCCGGTTTTAGCTGCACCTACGGTTAAACTGTCAAGATTTTGAGTACCAGACCATGTATTGCTTGCATTAAGTAACGGGATATTTGCACCAGATGTTCCTGTATTGTACGTACTTACAGTACCTAACCCAAGTGAGGTTCTTGCACCTGCTGCGGTAGTACTTCCTGTACCGCCCTGAGCAATACTTAGTGCAGTTGTTAACCCGGTTAGGCTGGTAATATCTGAGTTAGCACCCGCTGATGCACTACCTGAAATGTCAGTACTTAAAAGTACTACGTTAGAGGATAGCGGCTTACCGTTGATAGTACGGCTTGTTGGAACTGCCCCCAGTGCAGTTATTGCACCTGATGCGGTAGTACTACCAGTACCGCCTTGTGCAACACTAAGTGCAGTGGTTAAGCCCGTGATACTTGTAATATCTGAGTTAGCACCTGATTTAGCACTACCGGAAATGTCAGTATTTGAAAGTACTACGTTTGATGAAAGTGGCTTTCCGTTAACAGTGGTTGTTTGTGGAACACCATTAAGGTTTTGCAGTGCCTGTGTATTCGTAACTGCCCCAGTACCACCAGAACTGATCGGTAATGCAGTACTCAACGTTGCAGATGAAGCGTTAAGACCACCAGTAATCGTCAGGTTGCCAGTACTGGAAAGTGTCAGAGCATCAGAACTATCGGTAGTTGCACCAGTGGCTAATCGGTAGTTACCTGCCTGGACGGTTTCATGGAAGATTGTGTCACCAGTACCGCCACGCATTTTACGCAAATAAGATTTAGTACCTGCTGCGGCTGCGGATAGTGATGTATGACCATAAGTTGCTGCTGCAACACCGTCCTGATTAATTGCCCCGTTGACAGTTGCTCCACCA